TGATTCTCTACACTCGGGCCATAGATGCTGAACTCGGAATTGTACAGGATCGTATCCAAGTCACCTGTGAAATTTTCAAGCATCCCATCCGTTCCAAATCCAGGAAGCTTCGAGTCGAACACCGTCTCGATGAGAGCGTCATGAGTTGTCTGATTGGTATGCGTGTCAAGGTTGCCTTGCACCACACCCTCACGAACGTCTACGTAGTCCTTGTCCGCTACGTGCTTGTCCTGTACTGGTGTGTATGGAGCCGTCAGCAATGACGAGCCATCTACCTTGAGAAAGTCAGCATCGAATGCAGTTCCGAGTGCGTCAACATATTGCTTCGTTGCAGCTTCCATTTTATCGACTGGGTCTGCCGCGAGTTCTATTGCTCCTGACATCGTTCCGCCAGCGAGGGCCAGTTTCTCGGCGTCTAGTTCGGAGAGTGCGTCCTGCGTATTCGTTGCTGCGAGGTCTGTGCCTGAGTTGACGAATGTATGATTCTCGGCGGCCTCTATTTTAATCCATGCTGCGAATGATCCTCCACTACAATTCCTCCTCCACCCCTTTCCATTGTTTCCTGTGTTCGTGTGAAACAGGAACTGTACGCCACTGTTTGCGCCTCCTGATTCTAAAAACTGCACAACAAATACGAACTGCTCATTTGATGCAGACATATCCGAAGGAACGTTAGTACAGGTGCTCGGTATTACCCTATGCACACAATTTACAATCTTCGAATTAAGATCACCAGTAAAAATACTGGCAGTACCATCAGTCTTTAAACCATGAAGCTTCGAATCGAACACGGCCTCGATGAGCGCATCATGAGACGTCTTGCTCGTGTGGTCGTCGAGGTTGGATTGAACAATAGCTGCATCACCCAGAACATCATACCGCAAGTCAGCACGGGCGTCAGTGTGGTAGTGCGGGTGGTGGTCGAGGTCTAAACCTTGTAGATCTCCGTGGTGAGTTATGGAAGCCGTGATGACCCACTCATTTCTTGTATCCGAGTAGATGTAGTTCTTCTCTTCTTCCTCAACGTATGTTGCCGCACCACCAGTAGGCACGAAGTAAGACCAGACACTCTCACCGTCCTTGACGTATGCTATCTCATCCGTCCTACCAGCCCAGTCACCTGTCGCACCAGCCGCAATGATATACTGATCAGAATCGAGTACTATCGCTTGTGGTGTGGTCTCGAAGCGAATTGATGCTGGGAGCCAATACACTCCCAGAGTCACGAGCGAATCAACGTAAGCCTTCGTCACCGCATGGAAGGCTTCGATTGGATCATCGTTGAGTGTCAGGTGGCCAGTCATTACGCCACGAGTACCACCGCTCTTAGAAACGTAGAGGTCTTCTGTTTCCTCCAATGCGTCTTGAACATTCTCCGATGTGAAATGAGTTCCAGTTTTGTCGAATCCAGTACCATCTGCTTGACGAGAATGAATCCATGCTCCCCACACCCCGCCTTCCATTACACGAGTAGCAGACGCGCCATCACCAGCTACGATTTGTGTGTATCGCTGGATGAGGTTGTTGTCGTTGTTGTAGGCAACAGTGTCTATGATGACACGAGCATCAGGTGTTGCACCAGCTGGGCCTCCCACGAGACCAGTTTCTACCGTAGCGTAGCGGCTGTTCCATGTGATCGCATTGAGCGCAAGTGTGGGAGGTGCGTCATGTGTGCCATCGACATTGAAGCCGTCAAGCTTGGCGTCAAATACATTCTCGATTAGCAGGTCGTGGTTGAGTTCGTGTGCGTCCAGTGCGGCCTGCACTATTGCATCTTGGTCTGTTGCGAACACGCGTGTAGCAATGTCCAGATCAGCAACTGGAACGTATCCAGCATCGAGTTCGATAGATCCGTCTTTCAGGAGAACATCGTCTCGTACAGCATCCTCCACGTTGTCAACATAGAGTTTAGTTGCAGCGTGGAGATCAATTGTAGGAGCACCAGACAGGGTAAGAAGCCCAGTCATTGTGTCTCCTACGACATTAACGAACTTGGCCTCTGTCTCGTAGAGTGCGTCCTGAACCGTTGTCGAGATGTAGGTAGTACCAGTGTTGTCGAAGAAGATCCTTGACGCGTCATTGCTAGGCTGCCATGCGCCCCAGACACCGCTCTGCATTATGCGGAGGGCAGATGCTCCGCCATCTCCTACGATTTCCGTATACTTCTGCACGAGGTTGTCATTGTCACTATACGAAACTGTGTCAATGATGACCGAGGCTCCAGGAGTTGCTCCACTCGGCTGACCAACGAGGTTAGTTTCAATAGCTGCATAGCGGCTGTTCTTGGTGATGGCATTCAGACTACCGCTATATTGCTTATGCGTTCCGTCTATCTCGAATCCATCAAGTTTCTTGTCGAATAATGTTGCTATCAATATGTCATGATTGACGCCGGAGTGAGCATCGAGCGCGTCCTGCACTACTGCTACCTCATCATCTGTATACTCTTTCGTTGCGACATGTAGCAACTCTGACGGCGAGTAGCCCACCTCCATCTGCGAGGTTCCATCAAGCTTTACAAAGAATCCTGATGCACCATCAATTTGACTTTTAACGTAGATGGCAGTGGCAATGCCTTGAGGGTATAGGTCTGCATCTGGCACATAGCCAGCGTCCATTGGTGTGACACCGCTCGAGAGCAGATTACCTAGTGCTTCTGGAACCCAGATGAATGTGTCCGAGCCGAGCATAGCAGCGTTGTTTGGATCAGCCGAGATGACCGTAGGGCCTTCAGGCCCAGGAGGGCCTTCGCCAGTTCCACCAGTTCCACCACCACCACCAGAGGGCAACAAGTCCCAGTGCTCGGACAGAACATATTGCTGAACCTGAACGTCTACGGCGTGTCCGTTGTTGTTCGCTACAAGTGCTCCATCATCAAGTTGAATGAAGCCACTGATTGACGAGTAGCCAGCATACGCATCGAGCATCTCAACGTAGTCTGTTGGCGCGAGTACTGGCACCTTAAAATAAACTTGGCTGAGTTCTGTGAGTGGTGCGCCTGAGCCGCCAGTGTCAATGAGGAGCACGTCAAACAGAACATAGCTAACCATGTCTGTATTGCCAATGACCTCATACTCGAAGAACGCTTGTAAATCGCTTTCATTTGCGACTTTAATAATCGTTCCAGGAATTGCCGCAGCGAGTTCAGCAGCTTGTGAAGTGCCATCATTGTCTGTCTTGTGTATGCGCAGTGATACATGCTTATTGCGCTGCACTCCGCCTATTGCTGGTACACCGTTGTTCCCTTGCTCACCTTCCCATATCCACGGGTGATTGTAGTCAGTTGTTTCAGATATATTTTGTTGGAGAAGAGAGAGTGTTACATCTGCTCCAGGAAGAAGAGCATAGCTTGCATAGAACTCGTACCAGCCACCATTACCAGCATTAGGCTGGTCTCCATCGAATGTATCGCTCGCGTGTATTTCACCAGTAATTTGATCTTTGAAGAATACGATATAGTGAGCATTAGCACTCGTATCCTCAACCCACACACGCAGTCTTACTAGCGCGTACATATCGGTGAGGTTTGTGATTCTTATTCCGGTGAGCACTGCGCCTGTGTGTTGCAGCTTTGTCCACAATGGCAACTCCGCCATAGTCCAGAACAATGATCCGGTCTCTTGTGGTTCGAGCGGGTCTGACGTCACCTGATTGGCTACTGCATGCCAGTTGCCTTGCCGCGCCCAGTCATTTACCTCGTAGGATCTTCCATCCCAAGTCCCAGTCCATCGGACTCTTGATGACAGGTCAACGTCATCTGGATCTATTGTCTGTTCATCAACGAACTTCTTTGTGACGAGCTGATTATCTAATAGAATTGGCTCGCTGCCGTCAACAAGGATCTTCTCAATCTCACCGCTGTCGGCATAATGCTGGAAAAATCTATCTGCCATGTCTCTACCTATACGTCTATGATGACTGTCATTGTGTCTTCACAAGATCCACCACTCGTGAAGTTGACATTGAGTGTAACAGTGTACACCCCTGCACTTGCATATGTTACTCCGACAAACTCGGAGTTAGAGTTCGGAGTATTAGATCCTGGAATAGACCAAGTGTATGATGCCACCGAGTCTGTGTCAGTGCGTGAGCTCAGCGAGACAATCTCACCAACAACTGTTCTCGCGGGAATCGCTACCACCTCGAGGTTGCAGGTGTTAGCCTTCGTGCCTCCGTTCCGTATCTCCTGCATCTCAGGTGCATACGGTGTGCATTCGATTGACGCGGATAGAGAATCTCCTGGATTTACCTTTGTTATCAGGTAATCTTGTTCTATTTCCTCGAGCACTCCGAATGCAATTAAATCTCCGACATTAACGACCGAGTCTATGGCAGATGAAAGGCTCACCGTATACTCGTCTGTGATTGAAGCAACTGGTTCTACATAGACGTATGGCTCGCTGTTCTTGACGGTTCTTATCAACAGTCCATGATTGCTAATTGATCCACTCGGAGCACCATGCTTTTGATCGAGTCTCACTGACGTTGTTGATATTAACTCAACTATGCGTCCCGAGATGCCGCCCTCCTTGACGGAAGCATATGCTACGCGAACATGATCTCCACGCTCACTCGATATGTTTTCAATGTCAGCACTCAATGAGAAGAACTCATTGCGATGTCTGCCCATAGCGAGGAACCGTTCTCCTACTCTTCTGGACTGGTCTATCTCCGTTGAACCGAATGCTTCCATCTGCTCGAACTTGGATGCATTGAATTCATCAAATCCAGGAGAGTAGGCTATTACCTCGTCAGGTTTGAAGTCATTGTCCTCATTCCTGAATGAGACCTTCATGCCATCCGGTTGCACAACAAAACTTTTTTCGAGATTGAATCCCCAGCTATTGCGTGAGGTGAATACCTGCCGAGGCAGAAGTGATTCTTTGTCCCAGATGATTGATTGCTTGCCGTCACGAGATGTGCGCGTAGCATTGCCACATGAGGCCACTTTCTGTAGTATCTGGTCTACTGTTTCTGATCCGGTGTGTACGAAGTTGCAAGCAATGAACGGCTTACCTGCATTGCTCGGACTCGGCTGGTCACAGTATGCCGCCCAGTCCCAAAAGTCTTGGAGGATTATGTCTTCATCCTCGACCTTGTTCTTGTTAGCGTCTGACCTCATAATATCAAGGTACACCCATGCAGGATTGTTAGTCCAAGGGTGAGACCACGTTGAGCCGTTCCAGCTTGGCACGTTCCACACTGGGCCTACCATATCCGAGATATATGGAATGTATGCTTGGCAGAGGGTAGTCAGATTGCTTATGGTTCCAGACACTTGACCTGATGCCTTGACCTTCAACTCCATCTTGCTGATCTCGATGTCAGTGTCAATGGGAGGCAGGGTGCTCACGCTTTTCAGGTTGCTCACGATAATCTTGCTGTTGTCCCAAGACTTCGGAGTGTCATCCCTTCCGGCTGGATGCGAACTTCGCCCTATCTTGAACTCGTACTGGCCCTCCGGCATATCGAGTTCAACAGTTACAAGCATGGAGACGGTCTTTTCATAGCGCATATGCAAGCGCATACCATGACCATCAGCATCATCAATATAGCTGACCTCATCATTGAGGCTTGTGATTGTGTGAGTCAGACCACTCGTGTTCAGCCAAGTCGTATTTCCCACAAGTCTGTATAGAAACCATACATCTACACGGAATGATGCCGTACCATCCTCGGCGTCCTTGTCAACTTTGAAACAGCCTCCTGGCAGTGACAGATCCATTATCGTTTTTACTGTGTGCTTCTCACCTCGTACGATTCTATAATCGGAGTCGTCAGTAGGTGGCGGCCAAGGGCCTGAATCTTCATACGGGCCATCATTGAACAATGTTAGCTGTAAGCTTTCCTGATGAACGTCCTTGGTGTAGAATTGTAATGTGTCTCCACCTATCCATGACCTATCATAGTGCCATGTAACTCCCTCCATCTCCCATAGATTCAATGCGCCTACCCTGCCCTCGTAGCCAAGGTTTGTTTCTACGTTCTTGTATCCGAACCCGTATATAGCAGTCAGATAACTCTTACCATCCACGTTCGAGATATATGGTGCGCCTATGACGTCAGGTGCGACACGCATCTCACCATAGATTTTCATGATGCCCTGATCTGGTCTTGCGGAGTTGCTCTGACCAGTGAGCCTATCAAGTGCCACATCATTGCTTGTCTTGACAGACTCGTCAGGTGGAGCGAACAGAGCAGACACTGCCAACATGCCGAGCATGGTGAATCCAGCAGCATATGCAGTTGTGAGAGCCACAGAAGCTACGCCGCCATTAAACAAGCCAACCATAGCACCAGCCGCATACGGAGCCGCAAACGAGATAGCGATCATAGCAGCTATTGCCAGAACCTTCTTGCCGCTCCCGCCTCCACGATACATAGCGCATATATCAAGACGCGTCATGTCCTTGGGCCAAGTCTTGTCCCACATCTGCCTAGCGACAACATGACCATCTATATTTACTACGATGGCCTCGTATGTTTCCGAGCTGACATCGAGCATGTCAACTATCTCGCCTATCGTTTTACCCTGCTCTATCTCACCGAGGTATCTACCTTCTGAAGACAGCAGGTGTGGCTTTGCTGAAATGACCAAGCTCATAATGCGTACCTATAAAATGCGTGTATGCGATTGCGCCATAAGACACCGGACAATCTACCAACAGTGACACCTCTCCCTCTCAGCGCGTGTATGAAATCACCCCCGCCAATGACAACACCCACATGACACGGCTTGCTAGCCAGACGCAATACTACGACGTCAAGAGGCTTAGGACTCGTAGTCTCAATCCAATTATCCGATGACTCGGATACTATGACGTTGCCAACCTCCTCCTCATTTTCACTGTCCGAATATCCATCGAGATTGCCGAGATAGATACCTAGCTCATCGCGGTAGATCATTCTGACGAGACCCCAGCAGTCCAGACCAGTCTTTGTTCTACCACGGTTGAGATATGGGACTAACATATAATCGGTTAGGTTCATCTGAACACACCCCTATACTGTCCTTGGTTGTATGTGTGCGCTGGCCAACTAGACGAAAGGAAGTTAGGCTCCATCACACTAAACTCAATGGTCTGCATATTAATAGATGCATTCCTCAGTCTCATGTGTTCGACTTTGATCTTGATGTCGTTAGGGCTGCTTGCCATTACGACCTTGATTGTTATGGTTATAGGATCGCGCATCTTGCGGATCAGTTCTACCAATGCAACACTTACGTTGGAGATTCTAATCCTCATGACTGGCAGGGTCTCACCGTCACTGGTTGGCAGTGTGATCTCAAACGGAAAGGCTTTGTATACGTTGAAGTTGTGAATTACATCAACGGTATTATTAACCGCATAGATCACCTCATTCAGAGAAGGGTCATCTATCTCCAACAGTGTCAGGAATACCTCGCCAGTTTCTTCTGCGAATATTTCTCGTATTGCTTGATCGGATAATTCTCTCATGCTCCCAGTGTCTTCCCGCTTGCGTCTGTCAAGTAATTTGAAAATGAGTCAATGAGTGTAAAGCCTCCCTCAAGGTCTCCTGGGTTTTCCGGTAGTCTATCGAGCCTTAATGTTACGAGGTATAGATCTCGTACAGCTGGGACATACTGTGGAGGAGATTCAAGCCTCCACAACCAACCACGAGCAGGAACGAATGGATCAGCTTTCCAGAATGGCAAGGCTCCGTTCTCAATTTCGTCAGCAATGAACGTATCAAGATCATTCTTTTCAGACTCGTTTACAAGGAATGATCCAGTGAGTTTCCAAGGGATAAGTGTAAAGTTGCCAACTACCTTTGTGAGACCAGTATCTACTGCAACTCTATTCGTTGACTTGACTGGTTCGTATGAGAACCCACGTTGGAAGAACCACTTTGGCAGGTGGTCTGGATACCACGGCTCCTCACCCGTTGATTGTGGATCTATTATACTCACACTGGAACCCGTACTAATCTCATTGCTACAATGTATCCACTTCCGTCAATAGGCATACAGCTCACCGGAGCCAGTAGCCTCCATAATCTGTTGGTCACATTATCAATAGGATCGACCTTCCAGAATGTCTTTGCCCCGTTGTCTATCTCGTCCTTCACGAATGCGTCCAGCGTGTCCTTCTGTGCTTTGCTGACAATGAATGAACCGGACAGATTCCATGCTGATACAGTTTTGATTCTACGAGACAATGATAGGCCAGCGTCAACTGGACTTGTTTTCGTTGACTTGGTTGGAGTATATGAGAAGCCACGTTGTAGAAAGCAATCTGGCAAAGACGCAGGGAATGTTGGCGAGTTAGCCGCAGCGTTGCCAGATATAATACTCATGCTACCGTATCCGTTGCTGGTATGCGCTCCAACTCAACCGAGACAATCATGCCCACGCCACCATAAGGAACGAACATAGGTTGAGATGCGAATCGCCAGAGCCAGTTAATAGTCTCGTCAAGTGGATCACGCTTCTGAAATCTCAACGTCCCGTTCTTGAGGGTGGTCTCATAAAAGTCTACGAACGTGTCGAAAAGATCCATCGAGATAGTGAATGCACCCCTCGCAATCCACACTGGATCTGAATGCGTCTGCCTTGCTTCTGCAAACCCTATCTGCATCTCGGTGCGGATCACCGCATCATCAGACACATACGAGAAGCCAAGCTTCCTGAATACGTCATCTATTTCGCTTGGCCATGTAATCATTAGAACGCTAACCTCTTCATGCCCCAGAGCCCTGTCATTGTCTTGTTAAACCTGCCATTAGCCATTCCATCCTTAACAGCATTCTCGATCAAGAACTGGATCTCACGATCTCCATTCTCATTCGTTGACTCCTCAACGCTCACGTCCGCGTTAGCACTGTTCGTCACACTGATATTGACTGGTGCTGCTCCCACACCGAGATGCCCACCTCGTCCACGGGAGAGCGGCACAATGGCCTCCGCACCAGCCTCACCCATGAGGCCTGTGCCTCGTCCCATTGGGAAGACGGTTGGCGAGTTGACCACGCCACCCTTCGCGAAAGGGATCACATTACCATTATAGAATGCATTTCCTTTTGCATTGCCGAATAGACTGCCGAGGACATTACCTCCTGGAATCATTGCCATCAAGCTTTTCTGCAACATCATCTTCGCCATACCCTTGACGAACGACTCAACAAAATCCTCGAAGCTGGCCTTACCATCTGATATGGAGTCTACGATATACGTTGCGAACCCGTCAGCGAATGACTCGAACGCGCTGAGTGCCTCTTCTATCCAAGGGTTCTCCAACAATGACTTTTGCTTGTTGTATTCATCGGTGAGCTGCGTTATCATATCTTTGTACGTCTCTGCTGCGACGAGGCCTGCATCCCACGCCTGATCAAGTGTCGTTATTTTCTCGAGGTGTTTGTTTTCCAGTGCATACAATGGCTCCAGTGATTCACGTAGCTTGATGTATCCGTTCGAGATGCGTTCCAGTTCTTTAGCTTCCTCGTCACGAGCTGTAGAACTACCTCCGCGTCCACCACCTCCACCTCTACCTCCATTTGGCTGCTCTTGTGATGTTGGCTTTTTGATACCAACTCTTCGCAGTATGTTGTCCTGCTCACGAACGGTTCTCCATGCTTCGGCCTCCCAAAGCTTGTTCTCCTCTTCTAGCTCTTGACGCTTACCTGTCACCGCGTCATGCACTCCTTGAAGACCGTCCTCATACCCTCCCTGTATCATTTCCCACGCTGTATCAAGTGGACTCTGTGCAACTCGTCCAAGAGTCTTCATCCATCCTGGAGCTGAATTGGCCAGTGCTTCAAGCTTGTTTGAGAAGTCTATTATCGCATTGACAATCTCGACAAAGTCAGCCGTCAAATCAAACACCCATGTAGTAAGGTCTTCGAATGCCGCCTTCATTGACTCGCCTGCCAGTGCCTCCTCCAAGTCATTCAACGCCGTTATAGACTCCCCTGTGCTACTGCTACTACCTTCGAATAGATCACCGAGGGCATTACCTACTGACTTCAGTGCTCCTCCGAATGTATCCTTGGCAGCTTCTGCCGCTCCACCGAACTGATTCTC